TAGGTTTTGGGGTTGTGCTAACCCATAAGTCTGTGTTTGAGGCTATGCCGCAGCCTTGGTTTGATGTAGTATGGGGGGCGGGTGGTCTAATTGGCGAAGATGTGCATTTTTGCGTGAAAGCCCTAGACCACGGGATAAAGACTTTCGTGGATCACGAATTGAGCCTCGAAATAGGACACATCGGGACGCACGAATACCGGTGGAGCGACGTCGAATATGGCCCTAAACAGTTACGGCAATCTACAGACAACGATAGCTAATTATCTCTCACGAGATGATCTTACTGCCGCGATCCCAGACTTCATCCAGCTTGCCGAAATACGGCTTCGTCGAGATTTACGCCTGCGGCAGATGCTTACACAAACATCGACAGCGGCAACAGGTGGGGTCGCTACGATTAGCCTCCCTAGCGACTTCTTGCAAGCAAGGGATGTGTACGTTGATTCTGATCCCGACTTCCCGATCACATACTCAACGCCAAGTACGTTCATCAGAAATGGCAGGACGAACGAGAGTGGTGTACCGGCTTTCTACACGATCCTCGGCTCGACAATTCAGTTTGCGCCAATTCCTGACAGCAATTACACGATTAAGATTTTGTACTACGCCGCACCTGACTTTCTCTCGACTTCCAACACATCGAACGTCTTTCTAGCCAATTGTCCTGACGCGGTCTTGTATGGAGCGTTAGGAGAGGCTGAACCCTATCTTATGAACGATCCTCGGTTGCAGACCTGGGGTGCTTTGTATGATCGTGCGGTTGCGTCTCTCACGAGGTCTGACGAAGAGTCTCAGTATTCGGGCGTTCCTCTCACGATGATGGTAACCAAGCGATGAGAGTGAACTTCGGCGAGTGGCTCCCAGATCAGCCTGGTGTTGCTGGAGCCCTTGTAGACGCTAAGAACGTTATCCCTCAGCAGGTTGGATATGGTCCTCTACCTTCGCCTAGTGAATGGAGCAATGCGGCTTCAGAGTCGCTTAATTCGGTGGTTGCTGCGGCGGCTCCTGACGAAGCGGTCACGGTCTTTGCGGGTGGCGAGACAAAGCTCTTTAAGCTAGGAACAAACCTAAATCTATCTGATGTTTCTAAGTCCGGTGGGTATACAACCCCATCAGATCAGAAATGGCGATTTACACAGTTTGGCAACCGAGTGATCGCGGCTAATGGAGGCGACAGGCTCCAGGGTTACCTGATGGGCTCATCGACCTTGTTTGCGGATCTTGGTGCTGCTGCTCCTAAGTCTCGGTATGTTACGACCGTAAGGGACTTTGTTGTTGCTGGCTTTAACAACGGGGCAACGGTCTACCCTAATCGTGTTGAGTGGTGTGCGTTAGGTGATGAAACGAGCTGGACTCCTGCCGCAACGACTCAAGCGGACTATCAGGACATCCCTGACGGTGGGCATGTCAAGGGATTGACAGGAGGCGAGTACGGCATTGTGTTTATGGACCGCGCGGTGGTCAGGATGTCGTACGTTGGAAGCCCTCTTGTATTCCAATTCGACACGATCTCTAGGGGTCTTGGGTGCATGGAACCCAACTCGATCATCCAGTACGCGGGGATGTCGTTCTTTTTGTCTGACGATGGGTTTTACAGGTGCAATGGTCAAGCGGTCGAGTCCATTTCTGTCGAGAAGGTGGACAGATGGTTCTTCAATAACGTCGATATATCGCAACTCTCCTCGATGTCTGCTGCGGTAGACCCGCTTAAGAACCTCGTAATCTGGTCGTTTAAGACGGTCGATCAGTCAACTTTCGTGCTTATCTACAACTTCAACCTCAATAAATGGTCTTACGGTGAGGTGAATGTAGACACAATAGCCTCATCTACCGCAATCACGACAACTTCCTCGTCCGGTCTTACATTAGAGCAACTAGACGCTTACGGAAGCCTTGAGACGCTACCTGCAAGCCTTGACTCCTTTGGGTATACGGTTACATCTACACTCTTGACGGGTACGTTGGGGACCAAGATCGTTGCCTTTTCGGGCTCCAATCTGACAGCCAATATCGTTACGCCTGATCTCTCGCTCAACGACACGCCAAGCGTTATTACCTTGGTTAGGCCTGTTATTGATGGCGGTTCTTGCTCGGTTCAAATCAACTCAAGACGCAGGCTCAACCAACAAACCGACTTTACCGGCTCGACCTACTCGGCTAATGACGATAATCGGATTGGCTTGAGGTCTGCCGGAACCTACCATCGACTTAAAACCATTCCGTCTGGTGTTTGGTCATCTGCTGTTGGTTTGGATGTCACGATTGTCCCGCAGGGTTTGAGATGATCTTCCGTACGCTACCTCCGTTTGGTGGCGATCAACGCGCTGTTGCCGAGATTGTTCGCGGCATCATGGACGGTAAGACCAACAACACGGGAACGGTCACGTTAGCCACAGGAAACGCGACTACAACCACGATCACAGACGCTAGGATAGGGGTAGAAAGCAAGATCATCCTTGTCCCTTACTCCGCTGCCGCTTACGCTGATTCGATCCCTTACGGCTCGTTTTTCGACCTTAACGATCAATCTGCCGCGAGCACAACAACAGCTTATGCAATTACGTTTTCCAATACCGACCTATCGAATAACGTCTACCTGTCGAACTCATCGAGGATCAATGTAAGGGCTGCTGGTAAGTACAACTTTCAATTCTCAATCCAGTTTGCAAACGATGATTCGCAGATTCAAGATGTTGATGTTTGGATTAGAAAGAATGGCACTAATGTCGCTGACAGCAACTCAAGGTTTTCAGTTAACTCAAAGCATGGCTCAATAAAGGGGCATGTTATTGCTGCGCTCAATCTTTTTGTAGACCTTGCGGCTAACGACTACATCGAGTTGATGTGGGCTACAACATCAACGCTGGTCATCATCGAGCATATCGCCACTCAAACGAGTCCTACGCGACCTGCGACTCCTTCGGTGATTGCCACGATGCAATTTGTGAGCGGGTTTTCTAACGGTGGGGTTTACATCTCTTCGGTTACGAACGGGTCCGCGACGATTACGCATTTTCCAAATGCAACCTCTGACAAAACTTACGGTTATGTGGTGGTCGGATGAATGTGCAATACATCAAACCAGATGAACTCAGAAAGGTTTGGCAGTACATCAAGCCAGGGCTTGAGGTTGTTCTCAAGAAGAGTCCAGAAGCGTGGATACCAGAAGACATCTATTCTGACTGTTTTAACCAGCGATCAATGCTTTGGGCTTTTGTTGAGGACAACACTGTTGTTGGCTTTGTTGTTTTGCAGCCTATGGGCGATAATTTGCATGTTTGGGTTGCTTATGGCAAGGGGGATTTTGATGCAGGCATGGATCATGTTCTCCGAATTGCAAGAGATGGTGGCGCGAAAACTATCAGCTTTGATTCTTGGCGTAAAGGCTGGGATAAAAAAGCTAAGGCGTTAGGTTTTAGACCCAGGAAATGGGTGAGAGAGGTTTGATATGGCTGGCGGTTCAACAAACACGGTAACCAGGACAGAACTTGATCCTACGATGCGTCCGTATGTTCAGTACGGATTAAGCGAGGCTCAACGTCTCTACCAGGCTGGCGCTCCCGAATACTTTACAGGCCAGACGTACGTAGGACCGTCTCAGCAGACGCAATCTGCTCTGTCGGCCATGCAGTCTAGGGCCATGCAAGGCAATCCGCTTGTGCCTTTGGCGCAACAACAACTTGCAACGACATTAGGCGGATCTCGTGCTGAAACGCTAGGGTCTGCAACGTCTCCAACGCTTGCGAACACGATTGCAGGTGGTTATTTAGGACAGAACCCCTATTACACGGCAGCTCTCCAACCAGGCTTCCAGGCAGCAAGTACGTCCTATCAGGACGCAATCAACCAGATGAGATCGAGAGCGTCTGCTGCGGGAAGGTACGGAACCAACGAAGCACTTATGTCCCAAGAGCAAAGGGCTCAGGGCGCTCTTGCTAACGCACTTGCTAACCAAGCGGCGCAGCTAGGTTATTCCGGTTATGAGGCTGAACGTGGAAGGCAACAGCAGGCTTTGGGTATGGGTCTTGACCTTTACGAGGCCGAGAGAGCAAGACAACAAGCGGCGATTGGTGCTGCGCCAGGTTTGGCTGCTCAGGACTACACAGACATTGCTCAACTCGCACAAGTCGGCCAGGCGGCAGAGGGCTACCAACAAGCTGCCCTGCAAGACGCAATCCAGAGGTTTAACTTTCAGCAACAAGCTCCCTACTCGTCGCTTCAATCGTTTTTATCTGCTGCCTACGGCGCTCCAATGGGCCAGCAAACGGTTCAGCCTACTTATTCAAACCCGCTTGCAGGTGTTCTTGGTGGCGCATTAACCGGAGCTAGGTTAGGCAGTGCTGTACCTGGACTTGGAACGACTGCCGGAGCAATAGGCGGCGGTTTACTTGGTTTGCTTGGGAGGTAATTGTGTCTACATCTAACTTCCTTGGCGGCATCTTTGGTGAGATGCCTAGTTATATGGGCGGTCTTTTGGGTGCTGAAGAGCAGGAAAAGCTAAGACAGCAAGCGCAAGACCAAGGATTGCTTAACCTGGGTCTTTCTCTACTAGCGGGGTCAGGAAGAAGTCCTGTTCGTAGAACTACAGGGGAATTAGTAGCACAAGGTTTACAAGCAGGCCAGCAAGCCTACCGCGGTGCTATGCAGCAAGCGGTGCAGGACAGGATGACTGCGCTCCAACTTGGCGAGATGGCAAAGAAACAAAGAGCCGAGCAAGCATTGCCTGGTCTTATTCAGGGCGCTATGGTTGCTCCTCAAAGAGAGTTTACGGATCTTGAGCGGATGGAGATGCGTACTCCTTCGGTCGCTACGGGACCAGCTCGATTTGATCCTCAGCAGTTTTTACAGAGAGCAACCGCTGCTGGTGTATCGCCAACGGTTGCCATCCCGCTAGGCCAACAGATTCAATCTTTTACTAAGCCACAAACAAAGGTTTACAAGCCTGGCGATGTAATCATGGACGAAGTAACTGGTCAGGTTTTGCATACTGTCCCAGAAAAGTCTGAGATGGGGTATATGTCAACAGACCAAGGTATTTTTGCGTATGACAAAAATGCAAAAACACCGTCTTTAGTAAAGGTCATGGATGCTGGCGGCAAAGGTTTTACAGGGGAAGCGGCAAATTATGCGCTTAGTGAATATGGCACTAGCGATCCTGCGAAATTAACCCCAAAACAAAGGCAAGACGTTTGGCAGAAAGGTGTCATAGAGTCTAAAAAAGCTGGGGCGACTAATGTTGGGGTTAACGTCCCAACTCAAAGCGAATTTGGAAAAGGTGTTTTTGCTAGCTATCAGGGTATTCAAGATGCTGCTGGCAATGCAAGAACAACGCTTGGTGTTGTTGGTCAGCTACAAGGATTCCTTGATGCTGGAGTGAAAACAGGTTTTGGAGCCGAGTCTAGGGCAACTCTTAATCGAATCGGTCAGGCAATTGATCCTAACTTTAAGGTTCCAGAAACCGCTGGTATTGAGGCAGTTCAGGCAGCTACGGCGCAGCTTGTTTTACCGCAGGTTAAATCGCTTGGCGCAAATCCGACAGACAAAGATTTGGCATTTATTGCTAAATCATCGCCGGAATTATCTAAGTCAGTTGAAGGTAATAAACTAATACTCGAAGCATTACGAGTCAAAGCGGAGCGACAACTTGCTGACGCTGATTTCTCTTCAAGATGGGTTCAAGAAAACGAAAAAATTATTGCGTCAAACCCTATCAAAGCTAAGGCTGAACAAGACAGGGCTTTGGAAAACTTTAGGCAAACGTCTCCTGTTTACACAACGTCTGGAGACCAATTAAGGCGTAAGTTTGAAGGGCTTAAATCTGTCGGGTCTGCCGGACTGCCTCCAGGCGTAAGAGTTACTAGGGAACGCTAATGAAAACCTACAGCGTCGAGATTCCAGGCCAAGGTCGGTTTCGCGTAGAGTCCGAGCAAGAACTTACGGACGAGCAAGCGTATCAAGCGGCACTGACGCAGGCTCAAAAGGAGCCTCCTACGCAAAGACTTCGCGCTGCCGCTCAAGGTTTTACGATGGGTGCGTCTGACGAGGCTGAGGCTGCGATTGTTTCTCGATGGACGGGAAGGCCGTACGACGAGGTTCTTAGCGAGATCCGTACAAAGATCAAGGCTTACCAACAAGCACAGCCCGTTGAATCAACTGGCGCTGAATTGATGGGCGCAGCGGGTATGGGTTTACTAACCGCTCCGCTTACCGGAGGCGCATCTATCCCAATGACGCTAGGACGCGCTGCTGCGCTTAGTGGGGCGCAAGGTGGTATCACTGGATTTGCGTCTGCTGAAGGTGGGATGCAAGAGCGTGGTGCAGGCGCGATTACTGGAGCGGTTACAGGTGCTGCGCTCGGTCCGATTGCCCAGAAGGGCATGGAGGCTCTTGGTTTTACTGCCGACAAGGTTGTCGATTGGGCTAGGCGCAACATAGGTGGCCGAGGAAGCAAAGCTGTTGAGACAGAAATCCAGAGGCTTGCAAGCACTAGCGGCATGACAACGGATGAGATCGTTGATCGTATTGCCAAGGGCGAGATCATGGCAGAAAACGAGACGCTGAGAACAGCGGTCCGCGCTCTGTACTCGCAAGGAGGTTCTGCTTCCAACATTATTAGGGAGGCATTAACGGTCCGACCTGAAGCGTTTAGAAAGTCTGCTCAAAGCATGATGCAGGCAGGCTTAACACCTGGCGTTAATAAGAGCGTGCTTCGCTCTATGAAGATGACTGATGACGCTGCAAGAGCAGCAGAGCGTCAGGCATACAAGCAAGCCTTTGAACAAGGCGGGATCATATCTCCTGAGCTAACACTAGCCTTTGGCGATGCAATCAAAAAAGTTCCTAATGTAGTTGAAAACATCAACCGCAATTACCGAGCAGAAACAGGTAAGAAAAACTTTTTTGAGGTTGTTGATGGCAATGTGAAGTTTGATAAAGGCGCAACACTTGAAGATTTCGAGATTGCAAGAAGGGCTTTGCGCGACGAGGCAGATCAAGCCTATCGAGCAGGGCAGGGGTCTTATGGAGAGATCCTTAAAAACCTTGAGTTAAATATCAAGACCGCACTAGACGCAGCGTCTCAACCTTTGGCTAAGGCCAGGGCGGGTGCTGCTGCGTTACGTCAGGCAAGAGAAGCGTTTGGCGAAGGAAGAAAGGCTCTCACGAAAAGTGCAGACCAGGTTGATCTTGAAGTTCAGGGGTTAAACGCACAGCAATTACAGGCATATCGCTCTGGCGTTATGGACTCATTCCGAAACAAGTTCACTACGGGTCAGCGAAAGTCTTTGATGAACACACTTGCAGACCCTGAGAGCAAAGAAGCAAAAATCTTAAGGTCTGTGTATCCGCAAGACTCGCTTTCTGACCTGATGAAGAAAATTGATCTTGCGTCTCAATCTCAAAAAACCGCAACCTCGGTTCTTGGCGGGTCTCAGACCGCTCCTAGCTTGTTACAAGCTCAAAAGGTTGGTTCTAACGTGTCTGCCCAAGAGATGGTTTCTGCTATGGGTGGAGATCCCTTCGCTTTATTGAACGTAACCCGTAAAATCCTAAGTAGCAAAACCCAAAATCTTTCTGAGCCTGAACGTGAGCGTGTTGCAAAGATTTTGGTTGAAACAGACCCGACTCTTGTTAGAAGGGCATTACAGGACGATAGTGTGATGGCAGATTTACAGCGTAGGGTCGGTCAAATTATGGGCGGCACTGCGGTAGGCGCAAGAAGCGCAGGGGCGTATGGCGCTGGGGCTTACTTAACCCCATCGTTGCTAGCGGAGTAATCATGGCAAAAACAAAGATTTCCGAGTTCTCCTCAACTCCAGGCAACAACACCGATATTGATGGCATTGACATTGCCGAGGGCTGCGCTCCCAGTAACATCAATAACGCGATTCGTGAGCTTATGTCACAGCTCAAGAATCAGCAGGCCGGATTAGATGGCGACACCTTTACGACCAATGACGTTCTTACGGTCTCAGGTGTCACGGCTAATGCAGGTCGCGTAAGGTTTGGCGAGGATGCTGATAACGGTTCCAACTACATAGAACTTCGTGCGCCTGCAACCATCTCATCGAATACAGCCTTTGTCTTACCTTCCGCAGATGGTTCTGCCAACGCAGTCTTAGGCACAGACGGAGCAGGCAACCTTTCGTTTTCCAGTTCTACGGGAACGGGTGACGTTGTACGCGCAACCTCACCATCCCTGACGACCCCTAACCTTGGCACTCCTTCTGCCGCGACCTTAACTAACGCGACAGGTCTACCCATCTCAACGGGTGTGTCTGGATTAGGTTCAAACGTAGCCACAGCACTAGCCGTTAACGTGGGCTCTTCTGGAGCCTTTACGACCTTTAACGGCGCGATGGGAACACCATCGAGCATTACCCTTACCAACGCCACAGGAATGCCTCTATCGGGCGTTACGGGCCTGGGAACAAACGTAGCAACTGCGTTAGGCATAGCGGTAGGTTCTTCTGGCGCATTTGTCACAACATCGGGATCAGGTGCTAGCGGTAGTTGGAATATCAACGCAGCAACCGTAACCAACGGTGTCTATACGAATGGTTCTTATGCTGATCCTGCGTGGCTTACATCTCTAGCGGCTACAAAACTAACGGGGTCTATTCCGATCTCGGCCGGAGGTACAGGACAAAGCGCAAAAGACGCAGCGTTTAATGCTCTGGCCCCAACAACCACAAAAGGCGACATCATTGCTAATTCGGGAACGACGAACATTCGCGTTCCTGTAGGCACTGATGGGCAGATCCTTATTGCTGACTCCACGCAGACAAGTGGTGTTAAGTGGGGGTCAGTAACAGGCGCAGGAACGGTCACATCGGTAGGTATTACGCCTCCTGCGTTTTTGACTGCAAGCTCTGCGATTACCTCGTCAGGAAACATATCGCTTACCTACAACGGTACAGCGATCCCTGTTACGTCGGGTGGAACGGGACTTAACTCGTTAGGTGCTGCCCTTCAAGTTCTACGCGTTAACTCAGGAGGAACGGCTCTTGAGTTTGCAACGCTTTCTACTGGCGGTGATGTCTCTGGCCCAGCTTCCTCGACAGACGCGCAGTTAGCGATCTTTGATGGCGGAACAGGCAAAGTCATCCGCGCAGCAACAACCACCGGAGTCTTGAAGGCTACGTCAGGTGTTGTGACTGCGGCTTCTGCTGGAACAGATTACATAGCCCCAGGTGGAGCGTTAGGGACACCTTCATCAGGCACGTTAACCAATGTCACGGGCTTACCAATATCTACAGGCGTGTCTGGATTAGGTACTAACGTAGCGACTGCGTTAGGTGTAAGCGTAGGGTCTGCTGGATCATTTGTACTTAACGGTGGAGCACTAGGAACACCGACATCTGGAACCCTGACGAACGCTACAGGGCTTCCTGTTTCCACGGGTATATCTGGGCTTGGGACTAATGTCGCTGCTGCCTTAGCGGTCAACGTAGGATCTTCTGGTGCTGTAGTCACTAACGGTGGTGCGCTAGGCACACCTTCGTCGGGTACGCTAACCAACGCCACTGGATTGCCTTTAACGACAGGCGTTACAGGGACGCTTCCTGTAGCCAACGGTGGTACAGGACTTTCCTCTTTAGGCTCTGCCAATCAATACTTGAAGGTTAACTCCGGTGGTTCTGCGCTGGAGTTTGCAACCTTAACGGCAGGAGATGTTTCTGGCCCAAGTAGTGCGACAGATAACCGGATTGCAAGGTTCGACGGAACCACTGGAAAGCTGATTCAGAATTCGTCTGCAAGCATCACAGATACTGGACAGGGTTCTTTTGTTGGCTACATGCAGGTTACGGCCAATACGGGTGCAGGAACTTCTGGTTATCTTGAACTCCAATCGGCAGACGCAGGATCAGGCACAAAGACTCTTCGTCTACAACCATCGAGTTCTGCATCTACCTCGACACAAACCTACACGTTCCCGACCTCTTACGGAACGAATGGGAATGTCCTGACATCTGACGGTTCAGGTGGGCTATCTTGGGGTGCTGCTGGTGGTAATCCCGCGGGGTCAAACACTCAGATCCAGTTCAACTCCTCTGGTGCGTTTGGCGCATCTGCAAACCTTACTTGGGATGGCTCTAACGTCCAACTAGGGGCTACGGGCGCACTTCGTTTAGCAGACCTTGACTCAAGTAACTACATCGGAATCAAGGCTCCTAACACCGTAGCGTCTAACGTCACGTACACCTTACCGAGTGCAGATGGTTCTAACGGTCAGGCACTCACAACAAACGGGTCTGGCACGTTGTCTTGGACTTCGTTATCTGCAAGCCCTGGTGGTTCTAGCACTCAGATTCAGTTCAATAGCTCAGGTTCTTTTGGTGGCTCCGCAAACCTAACCTGGGATGGCGTAAACGTCCAGCTAGGCGCAACTGGAGCGATGAGGTTTGCTGATACCGACTCAAGCAACTACATTGCTCTAAAGGCTCCTGGGACGGTTTCTGCCAACGTAACCTTTACGCTTCCAAATGCCGACGGTACTACAGGCCAGTTTCTTAAGACCGACGGTGCTGGTGCGCTGTCTTGGTCTACGCCTACCGGAGGCGGTGACGTTGTAGGCCCAAGCTCATCGACTGACAACTTCATTGCTGTCTTTAACGGGACAAGCGGTAAGGCAATCAAGCAAAGTTCTGCGCTCTACTGGACGAGCGTTTTAGTTGGTCAGGGTTATTTAGCGGCAGACGGTTCTGTTTACGCAGACGGGACTATCGACCTCGTAAACACGGGTGGGTCAGGTAAAGGCGTAAAGCTAACTTACGGTTCTTCTGGCACTGCATCTGTTTTACTTAAGGCTGCTTCATCAGGAACGACAACGCTGATCTTCCCGTCTAGCGCAGGGTCTAGCGGTCAATACTTGTCTACTGATGGTTCTGGTAATTTGTCATGGGCATCTGTAAGCGGTGGTAGTACTACAGCGCAAAATTACGCTTGGTTTCTAAGTTAAGGAAAGATAATGGGAACTTTAGTTCTTGACGCAACCACAAAGACGATCCAGGCGGTGATGTCTGGTGCTGCGGCTACCAGTAACCCCGAATTTACGGTTGCTTATGCTGATAGCACGTCATCATCACTTACGGAAGGTGCAAGCGACGGTGCTCTTAACGGCACTACTGCTGTAACACTTGTATCCTCTCCTGCCTCTTCTACGAGGAGGGTAGTTAAGTGGGTCACCATCCAAAACAAGGATACGGCTGCTGTAACCGTTACCCTCACCTACAACAACTCTAGCGGGTCTACCAGTAGGCAGATAGCCAAGGTGACACTGGCTGCTAACGACACTTGGACAACCGACGGAACATTTGATTCCACAGGTTCTCTTAAGCAGACAGCGGGATCAGTTGCAGTCGGAAACATCACTGGTTTAGGAACTGGCGTAGCGACATGGCTTGCAACACCTTCGTCAGCTAACTTAGCTTCTGCGGTTACAGACGAAACGGGTACAGGTGCGCTAGTCTTTGCTAATACGCCGACTCTAGTAACGCCTGTACTTGGTACACCTACATCAGGCACTTTGTCCAACTGTACAGTAGACGGAACAAATAAAGTTGGCTATATCGGTGCGCCACAAAGTACAAATACCACCGTAGCTGCAAGTGATGCAGGAAAGCATATCTACTTTACTGGTGGATCTACAGCAACATTAACAGTAAACACCAATGCAACAACAGCTATTGATGTCGGTACAACTATCCTTGTTGTTAACAACAACTCAGGAAACCTGACTATCTCTGGTTCTGGTGTTACGTTTCAATTAGCTAACGGCGCAACAGGAAACAGGACTGTAGCAACAAAGGGCATGGCTACATTGTTAAAAGTAGCTACCGATACTTGGTATGTTTCTGGTGCGGGAGTGACCTAATATGGCTGGCGCACTTACAGCGGCAATAGCGGCGGCATTCGCAGGAAGCTCTGTCGTTACGGATGATTACTTTGAATACACAACGCTCCTGCTTCCAGGCTCTGGAACCAATGGCGCACAGAACAACACGTTCTTAGACGGCTCTACCAATAACTTCACCATAACTAGGAACGGCAACACGACACAGGGTACGTTCTCACCGTTCAGTCAGACTGGGTGGGGGAATTACTTTGATGGTAGTTTGTATTACTTAACCGCGTCTGGTAATCCAAATATAACCACTAACTTTACTATTGAGTTTTGGTTTTATATGCCATCTTGGGGGGATAGAGTGTTTTTATCCCAAGGTGGTGGAGCTGCTAGCTTTAGTACATCAAATGGGGTTGCTTACCAGATATACGCAACTTCAACAACGTTTTATGTTCAATGGTCTAATGGTGCTGGTGGTCAAGTAGAAATCAGCACCCCAACGTCTGGTATTGCTACAAACACATGGCATCATGTAGCAATAGGAAACAATGCTACAACAACAAGGTTATGGATTGATGGCACATCAGTAGGAACTAATACATCAAACCCAACTTGGTATTACCCAACCACGAGAAGTACATATGTTGGGTATATTAGTTACACATCTTCGTACAGAGCTACTGGGTACTTATCAAATGTACGAATAGTTACGTCAGATGTTTATGGGGCTAATAACAGCACTATAACAGTACCAACATCACCTTTAACAGCGATTACTAATACTCAACTATTGACATGTCAGTCAAACAGATTTAGTGACGCAAGCAATACATATACTTTAACTGTCACGGGGACTCCATCTGTAGTCGCCTTCTCCCCATTCAACCCCACTGCAAGCTGGAGTGCTGCGACTAATGGTGGGTCAGGGTATTTCGATGGGACTGGGGATTATTTGAGTGTTACTGATAATGCTGCTCTTCAATGGGGAATAGGTGACTTTTGTTTTGAAACGTGGGTTTATCTAACCGCAATAACAGGCGGCTTTCAAGACTTAATAGCAAAAGGAACAAATAATGCAGGTACGTTTGAAATATCAATAACAAATACTGGAAAGATTGGGTTTTATACGACTGTATCTGTATTATCTAGTTCTGCAACATTAACTACTGGGCAATGGACTCATGTAGCTTTAACTAGGTCAGGTACGACACTACGGTTATTTGTTAATGGCGCTCTTGACACAACAGTTTCATCATTTTCAACTAATTTTAATAACACAGGAAACCTAATAATAGGTGCTTTTGGTAGTGGTAGTGGTAATAACTTAAATGGTTTTCTATCTGGGTATAGATGTGTAAAAGGCGATGCTGTATATACCACAGCTTTCACACCTCCAACATCCCCACCCACCAACATCACTAACACATCCCTCCTCCTCAACTTCACCAACGCTGGTATCTACGATGCCACAAGCAAGAATGATCTGGAGACGGTGGGCAATGCTCAGATAAGTACGGCGCAGAGCAAGTTCGGTGGTAGCAGTATTTATTTGGATGGTAATGACACCATAGCCATTCCAGATAGCGTTAACTTTGCAATCGGAACAGGCGACTTTACGTTTGAAACGTGGTTGCTTGTTAGTTCTGCCATTTCTTCGTATGGCACTATCTTTTCAAAATATTCAGCCGGTGCGATTGGGACTGATGATGCGTGGCAGTGGTACATTGAAAATGTATCAGGGAATATGCAAATTGTATTCGGCCCTATTTCTGGAACCACGCAAACATTGATGACATTCGCTCTTACTGGCGCATCGACAACCTTAAACGGTGTTTGGAATCACATCGCGCTAACAAGAAGTGGAAGTTCTGTTAGATTATTTTTTAATGGGACTCAAGCAGGCACAACACAGACGTATAGTTCTTCTATTAATCAAGGGACAAATCCAATAACAATTGGTGCTAGAACTATTACGTCACCTGACTTGTATATAACAGGGTACTTTCAAGATGTCCGCATCACCAAAGGCGTAGCTCGCTCTGCTTCAAGCACTGCATCATACATTTCAGGCACGACATTAACTGTTGGTGGAACCGTAACAGGAACATTTGCAGTCGGTATGGTTCTATCCGGCACAGGTGTCACCGCAGGAACGACAATCACGGCATTAGGAACTGGAACCGGAGGCGCAGGAACCTATACGGTAAGCGCAAGCCAAACTGTATCCTCAACGACAATTACTGGTTACCCACTGCCAACAGCAGCGTTTCCCACCTTATGAGCTTAACTATGTACTGGACTAAAAACGGGTCTATCCCATCACAAGAGACAGATGGCACAGAGGGCTGGCAACAGGCTCCATCACCACCGACAGAAATTCCTGAAGGCAAGGAGTTGGTATGGCTAAACTGGGAATGGGTCGTAAGAGACCCTAAGCCACAAGACAGAGCAGGCTACCAGTGGAATTGGCAGCACGATACAAGAAGCTGGGTAGAAGGTTCGTGGGGTACGGTTCCTGAGATCACAATAAGCACCTCAGAGCAAATAAGCAACTTAACTACAGCGCAAGTTTCTAACTTAACTACGGCGCAGATGCTATGACACCGGAACAAAAGAGCGATGTGCTTACGGAGGCTGTAAAAGCTGCGCCTCCCATAGCCATTACAACGGCTGTGACTGTTGGTGGTCTGACTCTGAATGAATGGGTGGCAGTTGCTACCTTGCTCTACATTGTGTTACAGTCCGGCTGGCTTGTCTGGAAATGGTTCCATGCCATAAAAGATAAGAAGAATGAAGCACAATCTTCCAATAGTTAAAGTAGTTTGGGAAGATGCCTGCCACGACACTTTGGGTTGGGGTGATAGCCCAGAGAAAGCCAAGGACTTTCAGGTTCCGCTTGTTGTCTCGATAGGATTCTTGTTAGCAGAGACCAAGCAGGGCGTGAAAATTTGTCAGTCATTGACTGACGACGCAATTGCTCAGTCTTTGGTGATTCCGCGCAAGATGATCCAGAGCATAGAGCGCGGAGCTTGGCGTGAGAAAAAAGTCGGAAGATGAAGAGTTCATCGCAGTCTGGAAAGAACTAGGTAGCCCAACGAAGATTTCAGACCGTATCGGTCTTACTCTTCGCAATGTTTACGAGCGAAGAAGGGCAATCGAGAAGAAATACAACATCCTTTTACCGACAAAGGACGCTCGTTTTACCTTACCCGAAAATCGTAGGCGAGCGACGCTAGAAACGGAAGGCTATGTGATCGTATTCTCTGACGCTCACTTTATGCCTGGTGAGCCTTCTGCTGGGTTTAATGCTCTCTTAAAACTCATCAAGACCCTAAAGCCAAAAGCCATTATCGCAAACGGAGATATTCTCGACGGCGGGACAATCTCTCGTTTTGGCCCTATGGATTGGGAGCCAGTCACAAGCCTGCGCGATGAACTCGAAGCAGTTCAGTGGCATATGGATCAGATCGTCAAGGCTTGTAAAGGTCTAGGTACTTTCTTACATCGAACCACAGGCAACCACGACATACGGTTTGACAAAAGATTAGCTGGCTCTGTCCCTGAGTTCAAAGGCATCCAAGGCACGACGCTCAAAGATCATATACCTGAGTGGTCTGTCAGTTGGTCGGTGATGGTCAATGACATCTGCATGATTAAGCACAGACTTCAACATTCAGGTATCCACTCTGGCTACAACAATACCTTGAAAGCAGGTATTTCTACGGTCTCAGGGCATACTCATCTTTTGGAGGTTAAAGGATGGGGAGACTATCGCGGGCGTAGATACGGTGTGTCTACAGGGATGTTAGCCGATCCTGATGGCGGTCAATTCTCTTACATCGAGGACAATCCTGTTCCTTGGTGCTCAGGCTTTGCTGTCTTGTGTTTCAGGGATGGTTTACTCTTGCCTCCTGAACTTGTCGAGGTCATCGAGGGAACTGCTTACTTTAGGGGTCAAGCTGTTGGCTAACTTTGAACAAGCGTACGACAAGATGATGGAGGACGAGGGAGGTTATGTTCTTCATGAAGTCCAAGGAGACCGAGGTGGTCAGACCTATGCGGGTATTGCTCGCAAGATGCACCCTAAATGGGATGGCTGGCAGCATATCGACTACACAGAAACGCCTCCAACCCAGATGGTCCGAGACTTCTACAAAGCAAACTTCTGGGACAAGATCAAGGGCGATGAGATCGAGTCAGACGTTATCGCCTCTTCCATCTTCAACTTTGCGGTCAACACAGGTGTTTCTGTCGCCTCTAAATTGGCTCAAATATGCGTCAAAGTTGCTCCAGATGGGGCCATCGGGCCCAAGACCATACAAGCCTTTAACCAGGCCAATCCTGAGCTTTTTGTGGCCTACTACGCGCTGGCAAAGATCGCTAGGTACAGAGACATCGTGACCAGGGATAGAAGCCAGATGAAGTTCTTATTAGGTTGGCTAAATCGGACGCTGAAATTATGAACTTTCTAGGCATAGGGTCGGTGATTGAAAGTGTCGGCAAGGTCGCATCGGACTTAATTACGACCGATAAAGAGCGGATGCAGCTCGAGCTCGAGGCCAAACGCATCGACCAGGCTATCGACCTCGGCCAGATGGAAGTTAACAAGGTCGAAGCAGCTAACCAGAACATGTTTGTTGCTGGTTGGCGACCGGCTATTGGTTGGGTTGGTGCTGGAGCGATGTTCTACCAGTTTTTTGCTTATCCGTTACTGGTCTGGGCGTGGACTTGGATGCAAGCAGAACAGATTGTCCCGCAAGATGTAAAGCCTCCTCCCATGCTAGATACCGACGCTCTATGGGTTATTTTGAGCGGTATGTTGGGGATCGCTGGGATGAGGTCTTTTGAGAAAGCGAAAGGTGTTGCGCGGTAACTTCGTCTCGCACCATTTGCCCGATCTTGTCCCCGTGTATTTTGTCGATCTTCTCGATGATCGGAAGTCGTTTGCTTTTAGCTAACTTTAAGATCATCTTTGCCCAGTCCTGAACGACAAACGGCAACGCTTGGTTATACGCTGCCGTTATCTCCTCAACATCAGATGACTTAACCTGCTTGATAAGGTTGATCCACGATTCCACGGATCGACCACTCCTTAAACGCTTTGTGCTTTGCCATTGTGTCCGGACAATGTGTGGACGGTGGAATCCATCCGTGTTCCCTCCAGATTTCCTCGACGGGTCTGAAGCGATCTTTCATCGTCTGATTCTCGATTAACTCTTTCCAGTTGCTCATAGTAAGCCTTTCGGGAACGGATAGACCGCATCCTCGTGAGGAGTTCCTGGCCGTGGTGCATTAAAGAACCTCCGCTTCTCTAGTTCCGTAGGCTTCCAGAAACACTCCGGAGCCTCAGACTTGATGATGTGAATGACCCTCTCTAAGACCGGAGAATCGTCGGAAATGTTTGCAGGACGCTTTGCAAACGCCTTTTTAAGCATGGTTTGGTGGTGTACGCTTAACATATCAAAATGGCACTGAATCGTCGTCATCGACTTTGGTTGATCTTACTTCCTCTTTTGCTTGGAACTTTAGCCCAAGATACTTCCCGTCGGAACCCTCGTTAACCCATCCTGAGATCCAGTATTCAGTCCCGTTAATCATTGCTGAACCTCGGTAATCTGGATGTACGTCTTTTTCTTTCTTCTTGTTCTTGCTAATACTTCCTGTTAGTTCTTTTGGCATAGCGACAACTCCATTTGATTAACTTCGTTTAGGAAAGCAACTAGATCAGCCTCGATCTTGGTTAGCTCTTCCGGTTTTGGCTCGTAACGAACGACGAATAACTGTAGATGTTCGGGCAGTCTTGGGTCGAACGACACAAAGTCGCACCAAGTCCTACCTGTCACGAGCATTTGAGTAAGCATTTGTGGCTTGTATTTAGTGGGAACCTCCTTAGCTAGTAAATAATCGACGTGAGTGTTTGAGTTAGGGCACTTGATCTCGATCAGACCCGACCCTGCAAACCCATCAGGACTCGCTCCAAGCCACTTTATCGACTTGTGGGTATGAAACCCTGTCTGCTCAACAAAATGGCCTGTATGGACTTCGTAGGCGGCTCTGGCAACAGGTTCTTGTTCAGTTCCCCATTGCATACTTGCGTTAGTGAATGAATCACCCTGTAAGCCCGTCAGACGCTCTGTAACGAGTTGGATCTGGTAGTTACGGCGCGTAGCCGTACCAGGCTTCGCAAGCGCGTCTGAGGCCCTGCTAGCGGTTAGGTGGCCTAGTCTTGCCTTAAACCAATCATCAGTTCTTTGTTCCATGTTGCACCTTTAATATCCCTCGTTCGATCATTGCTTGCATCGTGTTTATGTATGCCTGGTTCCAGAAGTCTCGGCGTTCCTCACGAGACATTTCTTTTCCCTGGTCTAAGTATGAGTGGCATTTGTAGCAAAGAGATGCTACTAAAGCATCAGATACCTTGATGCCCATGCCTTTGCCTTGGTTCCTGTGGGCAGCAACTACTGTCCCGTCCTCACAAAAACATGACCCGCAAGGCATATTTCTACAAGCCTCAAGCAACTTTTTGTTGGTGTACATTGATCTTCCTTAGGTCAAGTTCAGCGTCCTTCATTTCATCCGTCCAGATCAAGCCTTTCTCTATTGCGTACTGTAGAAGTTGCTCTACTAAGTCCGAGAACTCAGAAACGGTCAGCGAAGCAGTCGAAGGCTCGATCTCTTTGACTTGGCCGCCAGGAAGTTCTACGACACGAGAAGGAAGAAACCTCGTCTTAGCCCACTCATGCCAGATGTCCTGTGTATATTGCTGGCCCATTAGTTGTTCCGAACAAGCTGTCAGGATCGACCAATAAAACCGATTTTGAGCCGCTGTTCGAGGAGGTTTGGAGATAGTTACCATGTAGCCTAGTTCAGTGGCTTCTATGGCCTCTATGACCCTTCTACGGTCAGTCTCAGTCGTTAATATTGATCTCATTTCTCAGATACCAGTTGTAGTTAGCTCTAAAGGCTCGTCTCTCGAAGTCAGTGAACTTATCGTGACGCTCTGAGTACATGGCATTGACCATGCGTCTCTTGAACTCTTTACTGTCAACGTCAAGCCACATTAGATAATTATCGAGCCCTGACTCGTGGAGGTCTCCGAATAGGAACCTAAGTGCGGTAATCGTTTCGTCTGTTGGTCTAGTTTTATAGGGTGCTTTGCAAGCATCATCGACTGCCAACTGAATGACAGACCAGAGCAGTTTCTTGCAACGCTCTGTCTGGATCGAGTCCAGCAGTCCTTCTTCAAATGTGTTCAGGTTCATTTTCGTTTGTAGTAGTAGGCCCAGGCTTGCCTGTAAAGTTTTTCTTTCGTTACCAGCTTACGAGCCTCTAAAGCGCGGATCATTTTTAAGGCGTTTTGTGGTGTGCAACCGAATTTGTTTGCTAGATCGTTGAGCGACATCCAGTCATCGAGTGCTGACAAGTAAGCCGTTTGTGTTGGCGTTAGCGGTTTAGACTTGTTAAGCATCAACCGGCCAAACTTTTCCACCGACTTCAGGAACTCATCTCGGTGAGAGATGAGAACCCCTGATTGCTTGGCAATAAAAAGAATCTGACTCATTTAATCTCCGTCAGTTCTTTCTTGCGCTGTTCCTTGAATGCATCTATTTGCTTGATGGACTCAGGATCGTTCTTAAAGACCTTGTAGGCACTCGTGAATGCTGCCTTCAAGTCGTCAACTGTTTTGGCCTCTAAGATCGTTTTAATGTGGTCGTCTACGGAAGGCTTATCTTCATCTGGAAGATCCTCTCCAGCGTAGATATAAAGCCCGATACCGTGGAGGCTGATAGCTTTAGCTAGACATCTTTGCATAGCTGTATTGACCTGGAAAGCATCTGGCTCAGAGATCGCTTTGTTACGGTGATCCATGACAGGCAGTTGTGCAGTGCGAGAGACACCGAATGCTTTGACCTCACAAAACACCATCACCGTGTCTCCCCACATTTGGTGAGGCTTGTACTCCCATGTAGCCGTAGGATCGTGTTGCAACAATGTATCTACAGCCCAGGCCCAAGAGAGGTAGGAAAGCCCGTTCTTCTTCTCGACCTTTTCGGTTACGTTGATCTTTCTAAGTTCGTTGAATTTCATGTTTGGCTCCGTTACTTTATGAACAGGAAGAGCAGTGTTCCGTAGCAAATCCCCAATAGCGCGCATAGTGCCCAGTCACTCCTCGTTATCTTGTACTTCGTCAAGTTCAAATTCCTGTTGTTCCAACTGTTGTTGGTAGTCATTTTGTTCCCTCTCGCGGTCGTATTCGTAAAGTTTTCTGTCAAGCCAAGCATCGTAGTCAACGCTCATGGTGCTTCCTTTGTATGGATGACGCAGAATTCTTCTAAATAGTTCGTTAAGTCAAACGTAATTTCTCCAGTCTTTACGTTGTAGTTGTCATAAAAGTATTCTTTTAGGATTTTTTCTAGCTGCTCTTGTGTAAGTACGATTTTCATGTTGGCTCCTTGTTGTGATGGAGTAATCTTAGGCTTATCAACCCCATAAGACTGTCATCGTGACGACAATCCCTGCCGCTGATACCAAAAAGAAACGCCGTTCGTCGGTAAGTCCTACTCAGAGGTCTTTAGCTGCGCTTCGTGAGCGAGGTTACTTATGTCAGATCGTCGAGCACTGGAACCCGTGGGCTCGTATACGCCAGGACTTGTTTGGGATCGGCGACATACTTTGTCTCAAGGACGAGGAGACCCTCTTAGTACAGACGACCTCAAGAGGTAACGTCTCAGCTAGGGTAAAGAAGATTGCAGAGAGCGAACATCTTCCGGCTATCTTGCGAGCAGGCTGGAAGATAGAAGTTCACGGATGGGGTAAGTTAAAAGAAGGGTGGACTTGCAAGGTTGTGGAGATCTGATAAGATTAGTTTGTTGTCGTAGCAGACAATGTATTAAGGCCGTTTACTCATGCTCTCGACCCTTGTTGCAAGACTTGGGTTCTGCTACCGAGAGCAGCAGTAAGCGGCCTTTTTTATTGTCTATACGATGACCGGCGAGAACGGTCGTAAATCGCTCTATGCGCGAAGAGCAAGCGCATTCAAGCAAGAATGCTTAGCCGGGCTTGAGGCCGCAGAGGATATGGCTGCGGAGCCGGGGTCGACACCCGCTAGAGCCTTGAGTATTGGGTCAGGCCAACTCAAAGAGTGTTATACGCAATACGGCACCTGATTAGCTCTACGAACTTTGTTCGTAGTTGGTCGTGGTTTTGCCTGGAGAAAATGATGGGTAGCTACTCAGATCTGTTGCGGAGTCCGATGTGGCAAAAGAAAAGGCTGGAAGTTATGCAAGCAAAGGGGTTTGCTTGCGAGATATGTGGCAATACAGAGCAAATGCTGCATGTTCATCACAAAGAATACTTCAAGGGGTACAAGCCTTGGGAATACGATGTGGAACAACTTGCCCTTCTTTGCGAGCAATGTCATACGAAAGTTCATAGCGAAACCGATTTTTTGAAGTACGTTATATCAAGACTTCCTCTTGATGGCCCAAATTCAAGAGATGAGATAACAGGTTTGCTTGTTGGATACCTTGGTTATTTCACAGAAGAAGAGGCTAAAGAAGGAAGGATGAATCGGTACGTTTTGTTAGGCATTGAAGCAAAGAAAAAGGGGAATCAAGATGGAGTTTGAAGAGTTTTGGATGGAGTATCCAAAGAAAGTTGCAAAGAAAGCCGCTCAAAAGGCTTGGAAGCGTCTTAAGTCTGAGGATAAGAATGCTGTTGGAACGGCTATAAAGCAGCATAAAAAATTTTGGGCAATGAAAGAAACGTCGATCGATTACATTCCTCACCCGTCAACTTGGCTTAATCAGGGTAGATGGGATGATGTGCTTGAATTTGTTACACCAAAGGCCGCTAACAAGCAGATAGCCCTTGAGGAAAAGAATCGTCAAGTTGCTTTAGAGTGGGCAAGGAGCAAGCAATGAACGCGTCTGAAAGAGTTGAATTTGCAGAACTAGTTTCATCAGTAATGGCCTATTACAAACAAGAGACGAGTCCTTTTGTGGTTGATATTTGGTGGCAGGCTTGTCAGCACTACGAATTTGAGCAAGTAAGGAAGGCTTTAACAAAACACGCCACAGACCCTGAGCGAGGCCAGTTTGCGCCAAAGGTCGCAGATATTGTTAGGCAGCTATCAGGAACGCCAACAGATAAGGCTCAGCAAGCATGGGCTAAAGCATATGCAGCTATAGGCAGGGCCGGCCCTTGGCAGGATGTTGTTTTTGATGACCCAGTTATCCATTCTGTAATTGACACGATGGGAGGATGGGTTAAGTTTGCCAACGTTTCAATGGATGAGCTTAGTTATACGCAGCATCGTTTTATGGAGTCTTACAGGGTGTTTTTTAAGAATCCAAGGGAAGAATATCCAAAGGTGTTGAGAGGGGCAAGATCTCCAGATGATGAATACGATAGAAAAGGTTTGGCGTTGCCTGCTCCTATTGTTATTGGAAGCCCTGAAGTTGCCGCATTGGTTATGGCCGGGAAGCAGATTTCTTATAGAGATCGTGCTTTGATTGAAAACACGGCTTAGCGATAAGACTAAAGGACTAGAGCAGGTTGCAAAACTCAAGCAAATAATTAGACCTCGCAATTTAGAAGGGGAATTTTGATGACAGATAAAGAAAAAGCCTACGCACTGCTGAGAAAGCTAGCAGACGAAACAACGTATGTGATGGTGCATCCCAACGAGCTAAGAATCTTGCTACACGACTTAGACCAGATGAGACTAAAGGTTGATATAGCTAGAGATAATTTGATGGATGCTTGGAACCTTTACAAAGGGGATATGGCATGAGCATAGAAGCTATGAAACAACCCGAAGCCTTGCGGCTGGCTGATGCTTTGGATGACGAGTTCGTGCAAGGCAGAATCAGTAACCACAACGGGCGCAAAGCCGCCGTTGAACTGCGCCGGTTGCATGAGGTCAATCAGGATCTGCTGAAGGCGTTGCACGAAGCACTGGAAACAGAGCAAGAACCTGTGGCGTGGCGCTACAAATACCCGGATGGGTTCTGGCGATTCAGCAACGGCGAGCGAGTGAACGGCAGCGATTCAATTAAAAGCCAAGCCCTCTACACCGCACCACCAAAGAAGCAATGGGTTGGGCTTCCTGAATCTGCGTGTGCAGCAATGACCTTGCAGCAAGTCAGCGCTATGAAGTACGCGGAATTGGTGTTAAAGGAGAAGAACACATGAGCAGAGAAGCTATGAAGCAGGCGCTGGAGGCAAAGTCTCTCGCGGGCATTTTGCTGCGAGAACACGACAACGTAGAGCAAGCCATCAACTATGCCGAGCGCATGGCGCAACGCTGCGCGGATTCACGCAGCCTGATGGCTATGGAATACCAAGACGCCGCCAAGGAGTTGAAAGCATGGAAGCAAAGCAAACCCCTTTGATTGAACTGTTGGAGCAAGTGCCGCACGACGCACGGGTGGTCGTTGAGCATGACCAATTCAGCAGCAGTTCACATCCGGTTGGCCGTCTTTGCCACGAAGCCGCTGCCGCCCTACGCGCAAGGCTGGCGCAGCCAGAGATGAATCAATGGCATGGGCTGACGGATGAGGAAATAAACAGCGTGCGTTATAACCGAGATTGGACTGCGCCTTGGACTGATACGACTTTTGCAAGAGCCATCGAAGCCAAGCTAAAGGAGAAGAATCAATGAGTGGCGATCACAATATGAAAGATTCTTTTGAATGCCCAAGGTGCGGACATTGTGAATTGGAAGGTCAAGACAACGTAAACCATCCTAAGCACTACACATCACATCCTTCTGGCGTAGAGTGCATCGAGATCACGGAGCATATGAACTTCAACCTTGGTAATGCTACGAAATACGTTTGGAGAAGTAGCCTAAAAGGTAAAAATGTTGAAGATCTCAAGAAGGCTATTTGGTATTTAGAAAGAGAAATTGCGAGGATAGGATGACTGACGAGCAAAAGAAGATTCTTACTTACCTGAAAAAGCGTAAGACACCTGCTGACCTAAAGTCAGTGAGGCTACAGACAAAGATCGACAAACAAACGACTGTGAATTGCCTAAACGCTTTGCTTAAAAAAGGTTGTATAAAGACTTCGTTTAGGATAGACCCGTTTACCAAGGAACGTGTTTGGGAGTGGGTCAAGGACGAGTACGAGGTCAAGAAGGTGTCCAGACCGAAGAAGAAGTTCAAGCCTGTCTTGGCTAAGCAGGAAGAAGGTGTTGGCGTTAGTTTCTTTAATAATCCGTTCAATCTGAGGGTCGCATGAATCTAAACGAAGCAGCAGCCATGAGTGCAGCACAAGAAGTCATCGAGCAGGCGCAGTCAACAAGTGCGCTAGAACAACGAGCGTTAGCGATCGTCAATCTGTCTGTAGAGCTACATAGGAAAGCCATAGACCTGAGACTGCAAGCAGAAGAGATTCTCAAAGAAATAAGGTATGGGTTAAAATGAAAGTTGGCTCCTTCCCCTCCTTTGCCCGACGCGATGTTGGGCGTTTTTTTGTATGAAAGCGGCGGTCTATACGGCGATCTTTGGCAACTATGACCCGTTGCACTACGCGGTCAGGCAAAGCGTTCCCACGGCCTTCTACGCAATCCTAGACGGTGCTAAGAAGCCTCAGGGATGGCAGCAAGTCATCACAAGCAGGCGTTTCTCAGATCCTCGTATGGATGCCAAGTGGTTCAAGGTATTCCCAGACAAGCTAGAGTTCGCTGAGGATTACGTGATCTGGATAGACGGGTCGATAAGGATCACAAGTCAAGAGTTTGTGGCTTACATGATCGAGCAGGCCGGAGATACGATGGCGGCATTTCAACACCCCTGGAGGACTTGTATCTACCAAGAAGCCGGAGAGTGTTGGGACATGGTCAAGTATCAAGACCAGCCTATTCTCGCTCAAGTCGAGCACTATCGGGATCAGGGTTGGCCGCAGGACTCAGGCCTCATTGCTGGCGGGGTTCTATGTTGGAAGCGGAGCTATATCAATCCCCAGGCTAATCAAGACTGGTGGATCGAGATGATGAAGTGGACGCTCCAGGATCAGCTGTCGTTTCCGATCATCGCAGACAGAAACGGGTTAGAGGTCAATGTGTGTACAGAAAACCTCATGAATAACAAATACTTTCAGGTGGTAGCCCACCATAGGATGGCGGAGTATGAAAAAAGTTCCGATACTCATTTGTACGGTAGGGAGTCCAAGTCTTGAAATCACGTTGTC